ATTAAATAAACTGCTGCAATCAGCTCAATTGCTGGCGGCAGGAATTACGCCAAATACACCGGCATGGGCTAGGGCTCAAAGCGAAATTGCAGTATTAAATATTGAATTAGCAAAGAGCGGTGAATTTGCTCAACGCATTCAAATGCAGGCTAACTTGGCCGCATTTTCACCCAACAGCCTTTCTTACCTTGAAAGCAAGTTAACGCTGTTGAAACTTCGCGCCCGTGATATTGCACCAGACACAGACAAATGGAGGCAACTTAACAAGGAAATACAGCACACAGAGAAAAATATAGAAAAGGCCACGCGCAAACCCCTGACCAGTAAGGAGCGTGTAGGCGCTGCCGGTGGTGCATTCTTGTACGGTGGCGGCATGGGAGGGGGGCTTGGCAGTGCCCTTGGCGGCGTTGGCGGCGGCCTAATTGGTGGAGTGCCAGGAGCCTTTGCTGGAGCTGCTGTAGGGCAAATTGCAGATAGTGCCTTAGCTGGCGCTGCCGCCATGGCGAAGCAATATTCAGAGTTGCAGAAAATGCAACGAGGCTTAGCCATTGCCTCTATTGATGCCAAAGATTTTGCGGAAGCGCAAGGTCTAGTAGCATCTATCAGCACAAGGCTTTTGCTGCCATTGGCAGATGCCAGTAAGTATTATGCTCAGCTTAGGATTAACACCAAGCAATATAATATTTCAGCAAAAGACACCAGCGAGATCCTGGAAGGTACTGTCAATGCAGTGAGAGCCACTGGCGGCAGCCTTGAGGATGTCGATGGTGCAATGCGAGCTGTTGTTCAAATTTTCAGCAAGGGTGGCGTGCAAGCCGAAGAACTAAGAGGGCAACTTGGGGAAAGATTCCCTGGTGCGGTCATTAAGTTTGCGCAAGCCAATAAGATTACTTTTGAGGAGTTGCAAAAAAGATTAGAAGCTGGCAGTGTTGGCATTGCAGAATTCGTTGCATTCTCAAAATCAAACTTTACAGACTACGCGAAATTCTCCGAAAAGCTTGCCACGGCTCCTGAGTACGCTGGCGACCGAATGAAGATTGCCCTTGAGCAATTACAACTTACCATTGGTTCAATCCTTGGAAATTCTGGCGCAACTTTCCAGGATTATTTCACTGGCATTATCAAGGATGTCACAAAATTTATAGCAGACAATAAAGTTAGTTTTAAGCAGATGCTTGAGGATTTCGCTTATATCACTACTGCCATTGGAAAATTATTCTTCAAGCTGAGCGAAGTAGTTCTGAAGATCATGGCTGGCATTGCCAAGGCAAGTCAAGTTGTCGTGAAGGGAGTCAAACGTGCTATTGGCATGAAAGATATTTTGGAAGTTTCCAAAGATATCAAGAAAACAGAAGAAAGAATAAAAGGAGGGGGGCTCGATGGTAAACAGTCTGCAATTTTGAACGCAAGCCTAGCTGAAGACAAGAAGCGCTTCAGGGGTCTTGGTGGACAGGCGGCGCTAGATCAACTCAATGGGAAACAAACAGACTTGACTTTTGGTGGTGCTGGGGCGAATATGCCACTCACCAGGGAGACCAAGGACGAAGCAGCAAAAGGAGCGGAAGCATTTGCGAAGTTGCAAGATGATCTTGCCAAAACATACAATGATGCTGAAATTGCTCGCATTAAACAGCGCTACGAACTACGAAAACAATTACAGCAAGATGAATTTGACATACAAGAATATGGGGCAAATCGCCTACAAAAGCAAAATCTTGCTCTAATTAAAGGACTGATTGGCGCTGAAATGGCCAGAGCGGAAACAGTGCAAAATGCACAATTAGAAGTTCGCAAGCAATCTGGGAAAGTTGCGGGAGGGGCTGGCGGTGGTGGTGGAATGGCGGGTTTGGCTCAATATATCACTGGTGATCCGAGCCAGAAAGGCTATCAAGCCGATCATGGCACCATCAAGGATTATCACGATCACTTGGCATTTGCCACTCGTAAAGCAGCAGAGGATGCCTACAAGAAATTAGTGGCAGAAGGCATCAAAGTAACAGAATTCAAGAGCTACGGGAAGGGAGTCACTGGACCCCATAGTGGACCTGGATCTCTTCATCACCAGGGACTCGCCTTTGACGTGCCGGGTTATCAATGGGGCGGCACTGGTGCGATTGGCGCGAAAGAATATGCTGGATCTGCTCGCGTGAGGCAAGCGCTTGGCATGGGAGGTCAAGTGGGTGCTGGGTCAAGACGACCAATTAAAGGTAATGAAAAGCGCGATGTAATGGCAGAAGCCAATACTGCTATTGCCACTGGAGTCGCTCAGCAGTCCACATTGGATGCAAGCATTACAAAGACTTCGGCCACCATGAAGGCGTTTGCAGCATATGCAGCAGAGGCTTACAACGTGCCTGAGTTAAAACTTTCCAATGACTTACTGAAACTCAGGAATGATTTGACTGAACAGGGCATGAGTCCAGAGGCCATTGATTATCAAACACGTTTGTACGAAATTGAACAGCAGCGTCAGCACTTATTATCTATTTTTCCTAAGTACGCTGATCAAATGAAGATGAAAGAGACGGAGCGCAAAGAAGCATTAAAAGAGTTAGCAAAAGCATTGAGCAATACCACCGTGGAAGAGAAGCGTAAAAACGACGAGACGTTGAGAGGTGCATTAATTGCTGCCGAGAGAGAGCAAGCCAATCGCCTTGAAATGGCCAGGGCTCTCACTCCAGAAGCCGAAATGCGCGTTCGCATTAAGCAGGCCAACCCAGAGCAGGGGCAGGGTGCGCTTGATTCTCTTTTCAATACCGAACAAACAATTACCAAGGCCGAACAGCTTAAAAGTCAAATGCAAGGAGTTGCATCAACCATCGGCGATGCGTTCTCCACTGCGTTCCAGGGAATCATCAATGGAAGCATGAGTGTGCAAGATGCGCTTGGCGGTATGTTCAAGAGCATTGGTGAGAGTTTTGTCAAGATGGCTGCCGAAATCATTGCCAAGCAAATAGTCTTAATTACTCTTGGCTTCATCATGAAAGCGCTTGGGCTTATTAGTGGTGTTGCTAGTGCCGGCAATGCTGCAGGGGCAGCAGCCTTCTCTCCTGGTAATGCCGCTGGCTTGGATGCAATCCCAGGACAGGCATTTAACTTGCCTCAGTTGTCAGGAACAATGATGAACGGGAGTGAAATTGGAGCTAAGGCTTTTGCGGGACCACTGGGGAACGGCTTTGCGAAGGGCGGTGCTTTCTCAAGCGGTATGCGGCGCTTTGCAACTGGCGGCATTGTCAATGGTCCCACGCTATTCCCCTTTGCCGATGGTGGTGCCATGCAAATGGGCCTAATGGGAGAGGCTGGTCCAGAAGCCATCATGCCTCTCCAACGTGGTGCAGACGGCTCCCTAGGCGTTAGAGCAGCCATGGGCGGCAATGGCATGGGAGGTAGCAGTAGCCCCGTCCTCAACATGAACTTCGAGACTAGCACTATCAATGGAGTAGAATACGTTAGCCGCGATCAGCTTGAACTGGCAATGGCTCAAACTCGTCGTCAAGCTTCCAGGGATGGTGCGAACAAAGGCATGGCGATGACGCTAGACAAAATCCAACAGTCTCCCCAAACTCGTCGTCGCATTGGAATGTAATCATGGCAGTCTTCCCTAGCTACATTCCTACAAGGCGTAATTTTACGCCAGGTATTTTTCCGCAGAAAACATTCCGCACGCTTGGTGGAACTGTAGCAAAGCGTACATTTGGTAATGTTGCCTATGGTGCAAAGCTAGAACTTGAATTTACTAACATCACTGATGATAAAGTGCAGGAAATTATTGCGCATTACCAATTCCAAACGCAACGCACTCAACGTTTTCAACTGCCAGACAGTGTTGTTGCCGGGATGAGCAATGCTCTTGCTACTAGCGTAAAAGCAGTGTCAACTTTACGATGGGAATATGAAAGCCCTCCAGTATCTCGCTGGTGTCTTTTGCTGAAATATTATATTGCTTGGTGTTAATCCTAAGCTGAGCATAATACTTACTGGCATCTGCCAATGGCAGCAAAAGCCTTGTGCTGATAGATGCTACTAGACCTTGCGCTTCCGCAAAATCTTTGGCATCAATAGAGGCAATGGCTAAGCCTCGTTGCATTTTCTGCAACTCTGAATATTGCTTCGCCATGGCGGCAGCGCCAGCTAGGGCACTATCTGCAATTTGCCCTACAGCAGCTCCAGCAAAGGCTCCTGGCACTCCACCAATTAGGCCGCCGCCAACGCCGCCAAGGGCACTGCCAGGCCCCCCTCCCATGCCGCCACCGTACAAGAATGCACCACCGGCAGCGCCTACACGCTCCTTACCAGTCAGGGGTTTGCGCGTGGCCTTTTCTATATTTTTCTCTGTGTGCTGTATTTCCTTGTTAAGTTGCCTCCATTTGTCCGTGTCTGGTGCAATATCACGGGCGCGAAGTTTTAACAGCG